CAGTTTTTAATTATGATGAGCTTTAATAAAGAAAAGAATGTTCTGAAAGGTATATCTAACGTTGTTGAAGCTACAAGTAAAGAAGAAGAGATTCATGGAAACTTTGGAGCTGAAATCATTAATATTATTAAAAAGGAAAACCCTGAGTGGTTTGATGAAGAGTTTGATAATCTTATCTACTCAGCATGTGAAAAAGCTTACAAGGCTGAATGTGGTATATTAGATTGGATCTTTGAAAAAGGAGAGCTTGACTTTCTACCTAAAGAAACAATTCAGCATTTTATTATGAACCGTTTTAATAACTCACTTAAAAAAATAGGTATGAAATCACTTTTTGATGTCAATAATAATTTATTAGAGTCAACAAAATGGTTTGATATTGAAATTACAGGTACTAAAGAAGGAGACTTCTTTTATAAAAAACAAATAGATTACAATAAAAAAAGTAAGCCAATCACAGTTGATGACTTATTTTAATAAACCAACAAATCATGGAATACAAAAAATATTATTGGCTCAATGAAGATAGCCGTACATTTTTATCAAGAGGATATATATCTGAATCACCAGAACAAAGAATAAAAGATATTGCTGCAAAAGCAGAAAAATATTTACAAATGCCGGGCTTTGCTGAAAAGTTTGAAGAGTATATGGCAAAAGGTTTTTATTCTTTATCTACACCAGTATGGATTAACTTTGGTAAACAAAAAGGTTTGCCAATTAGTTGTTATGGTTCTAATATAGATGATAACTTGGATAGCATACTTAATGCTGGTCGTGAGATTGGTATGATGTCTAAATATGGTGGAGGAACAAGCGCTTATTTAGGTAATATTAGGCCTAGAGGTAGTGTAATATCTACAGGTGGATTTGCTGATGGACCTATTCATTATGCTAGAATCTATGACACTGTAGTAGATGTATGCAAGCAATCTGAAGCAAGGCGAGGTGCTTGTGCTGTTTATTTACCTGTTGAACATCCAGATATAAATGAGTTTTTAGATATTGGTACTGAGGGTAATCCTATTCAAAATCTTCAATATGGTGTCACAGTAAGTGATACCTGGATGGAAGAAATGAAAGAAGGAGATAGAAAGAAACGTAAAATTTGGGCTAAAATTATTCAACGCAGATCTGAATTTGGTTTTCCATATATTATGTTTAAAGACAACACAAATAATAATACTCCATATAAAGAGATTGGTATGGAAATCACAGCATCTAATTTGTGCTCAGAGATACAACTACCAACCGACAGTTATAACTCCTTTGTTTGTTGTCTTGGTTCTATTAATGTTTTGCATTGGGATGAAATAAAAGAAACAGATGCTATCCAAACATATGTTTATTTTCTTAATGCGGTGATGGATGAATTCATTATTAAATCTGAAACAATGCCCGGCATGAAGAGAGCATTTAATTTTGCTCAAAAACATAGAGCAATTGGATTAGGTGTTCTTGGATACCATTCTTTATTTCAATCTAAATTACTTGAGTTTGATTCATTGCAAGCAAAAGGTTTAAATAATGAAATATTTAGAACTATAAAAGATAGAAGTGAAATAGCGTCTAGAAAATTACATTCTGACTATGGATACAATTCTCTTAGGGAGGGGTATGCTAATACAACCCTTATTGCTGTTGCACCAACAAAATCTAGTTCATTTATTTTAGGTCAGGTATCTATGGGTATAGAGCCAATCAAATCTAATTATTTTATTAAGGATCTTGCTAAGTCAAAAACTATTTACAAGAATCCTTATTTAGAAAAAGAGTTAGAAAAATATGGTTTAAATAATGAAGATACTTGGAAGTCTATTCTTGAAAAGGACGGTAGTGTACAACACTTGGACTTCCCAACTAAAGAAGTTTTTAAATCTTTTGTTGAAATATCACCTAAAGAGTTGGTACTACAAGCTGCGCAAAGACAAAAGTATATTGATCAGTCTCAGTCACTTAATTTAATGATTGATCCATCTGTATCTGCTAAGCATATTAACCAATTATATTTATATGCTTGGGAAGAAGGCGTGAAGACTTTGTATTATCAGTTTAGTAAAAGCAGTGCTCAAGATTTTGCAAGAAATATTCTTGAATGTGCTAGTTGTGAAGGGTAGTTTACTTTCTTAAACCTTTGTGATTATCAATTCTATCAAGAATTTTATTAAGTTCTTCTGTCTTTATTAGACCAGCCATAGAAGCATTTTTTAATGCACTTACAAGTTGTAGTATCATAAAGGGTACAACAACAACCTCGGATAGCCATCCTGTTCCTGCAAATCCTTTTTCAACCATTAGGACAACGGTTAGGATGGTTATCCATACAAAGGTATTTCTTGTTATTCTTAGAGCCTTATAAGTCTTAAACCCCTCTCTTTTTATTCCAGCCCAAATTCCAAATACACCATCTAACCATAATACAGAGCAAACAGCTAAGTATTGTTCCATGTTTTCCATGGATAAATTAAGAAAGTATGTACATAAGTATGTACAAAAAGCTGATATCCCCACTATGGTTATTTTAGTTGTCATGTTATTATTTATTCATTTATACAGCTCTCAATTTCTTTTACTTTTAATTTTAGTATGTCAATATCATTAACTGCTTTTTCTTGGTACTTTTCTAAATATAGTAATCTCATATTTTGTTCTGCATCATCAGGTAAAGATCCTAACTCTCCCCTTGGCCACTTTATTCTAAACTCAGAATTCATATCAAGTTCAGATTCCGTGCGCATTAAGCTTATTTCTAATTGTTGAATCTGTGCCACCAATGTAAAATAAACACCAGCAATTGATAATAAACCAAAACAAATAGCAACAATAGTTTTAACATTAACATTCAAACGTGTATCTTCAGATAACTCTTTCATAGTAGATTATAGGGTTTATACTATAATATACTAAAACTTATTGACACAACTTTATTTTATATCTGTAAATTTGTCTTATTTGATATAAAAATCATCAAGTTTTTCAAATGCACCCCACTTTTGAATTGTGTATAGTAAAGGAATAACATCAGCCCAATTTTTATAAACTTTAAGTTGTCCTTTTCTAGGTCTATTTTGATATACTATTGATGAATCTTCTGCAAATTCTTCATCTGTTAATATTAAAGATTTACCACCCGTTAATACTGTTAGCTCTAAAGCTTCACCAAATTCACCTAAAGTTCTTGTTGATGCAATAGGTGTCTTAGCCATTTGATATGTTTGCTGTAGTCCACCTGGACCAGGAATAAATAAAATCATCTCTTTCCAAGTTCTGTTTGCTTGATAAGAAGCAAAGTTTTTAATTTTCTTTTCAAATGGATCATCATCTGGATCTGCACCTTTTAACATTAGTGATATTGCATAAATAGCCATTACTATCATTGCTTCTCCTAAAGTTCTATATACATTTTTAAGCATCATGTTAGCTTTTTCTTCACTATACATTCCGCTTTCAGTTAGTCCAAACTGCTTTTTAAATTCAGCACCAATATCTTTTAAACCTAAAGTTTTTGATCCTCGCAAACCAACAGCACTCATTCGAGTAAAAAAGCTAATAAACTTTACAGCAGAAATATATCTACCTTCTAACCATCCTAAGTTTGCATCATAATACATACCTTGGAACCTTGCTCTATATGCAGGCATTACCCATTTGTGAAACTGAGCAATAAGTTTACCTAAGAAATTATTTTGGATAACCATTCTATCTTCCCTAGCATAGTTACCATGTACTTGTTTATTTACTTCACGTATATTATTTCTTAATCTCTTGAAATAAGTTCTATCATAAGGAAATTCTTCTTTAGTTCTAAAGTCTATAACAGTATCAAAACCTTCTCTTAATTCACCTTCTCCGGTAGATCTATCCCAATCAAAGGCTTCATCTAATCCTACTGTCTCACCCGTCTTACTGTTTTTTATTAGAGTTGATTTAAGAATGGCCATTCCAATTTTACTTTGAACCATATATTCAGCTCCTTTGTTAAATGAGTAACCAAGTTGAGTAAACCTCTCCCACGAAGTTCCTTTCTCTGCAGAACCTGTAACTTCTCGTAAATCTGAATCGGGATCCATCATTCTAAAATGATCCGTTAACCATTCGTACTTACTAACAGGTTTTGTTACATCATAATCACTTTTCTTAAGTTGTAAAGTATTTAATGTAGCAACTCTACCTGCTAAGTCTGCAATCTCTCCTGCAACATATGAAGTTCTTCTAACTAAATTAGGTACAGCTTTAGTTATAAAATCTTTTTCTGCATCAGCATAAGCTCTGGGTGTAAAGTATAAACCGCCTATACCTTCAATCCAGTTATTCACCTGACCTAAAGTTGCGTTGTTAATATTACCAAATATGTTAAATGCAACATAGGTAAGAGATGAAGCATTAATTACTGCATTTGTAATATTTTCTATTGTTCCTTTTGTAATCTCTGAATTGTCATAGTAAACCATTTTCATAAAATGATGAGCTCTTCTAGCAGCATTACTTTGGAGACCTTCATAGTTTTTCTTACCCGTCTCTTTAGTTATAAAACCTCTTGTTTTGTCATATACTTTAGCTAAGAGAGTTGATGAGTCTGGTGTTGTATAAGTTCTCATCTCAATTGCTTTTAGTATTGCTTTTAATGTACCTTCTACTTCACCCATTACTTCAAAGTTTTCAGCCATTCTGCCAAACTTTAAAAGACTTGTTGTCATGTCTGTACTAACCTCACCAAGAGTGGGTTGACTTCTAAGTTTAACTGCTTGTGCTTCTAACTTAGCTCTTTCTTTTTTATATTGATTAACATTGATACCTCCAGAGATTCTTTTAGCTTTTAATTCTTGAATTTGATTATATATATTTTCAAGCGCATCTTCAGCTCTAGCATTACCTGTATAAAATACAGGAAGTGTGTCAATTAAGTTTCCATTTTTATTTGTAAGTACAGTTCTTTGTTCTGAGGTTTCAACAAATAAGTTTTTTACACTTCTCAAAAAAGAAGGTATTAATCTAGCAAAGTATGAAGGTTTAGCTTTTACTTCATTGGCAAAGTTACTTTTTATAATAGGTACTTTACCAAGCATTTGACCTCTTGTTGCTCTAGGTAATTTATCAAGAAGCTCTTCATAGTTTTTCACAAACATTTCATAATAAGCTTTTCTTGCTTCACCTAATGCATCTTTAGGGTTCATGATGGCTTGATACTTCTCGCTTAAAAGACTTTCTTCTTGTCCAGTTTCTGTATTAAAAAATGAATCTTTAACTTCTACATATTCTGGTTTTACAGCATCATCAAACTTCATGTTTTCTTTAATGGCACCCGTAGGTTCACCATTATTTTTATACATTTTAGTATAGGTTAATTCTTGATAATATTTTGCTCTATATGCATTATATGCTGTTATATCCACCCCTTGTTTTCTAACCCATCTTCCACCTTCATTATTAGAATAAGGTTGAAAGTATTCAAAATTAGCTCTAGCAGTTCTAAATTCTTGTGTATACTGATGATATTTTCCTGATGTTAATTGACCTTCCTCATATCTCTCAGCAGCCATAAATTCTCTGAATGCTTGTTTTTTTCTATAAAGATCTTTATTAAATTCTATTTCTTCTGGTTTAGCATTCTCTAATGAATAAATAGGATAGTACTCGTAAGGTTTTCCATTCTCATCATATAGTTGATCTCTTATCTCTTGTTTTTGATTATTATATTTTTGACCTATACGTTGTACATATAAACCGGAAAAACTACCGTCTTCATTATACTCCAACATAAAATCATAAAGTTTGTTAACATCTGTTTCAGGTGAAAGCCTTAGTAAAGTTTGTCCAGCTGCCCTTAATTCTTTTTCTCTATCCTCTATTCTATCTAAAAACTCTTGTCTTTGAAACTTAACTATCTTATCCATAGTAGCAAGCATAGCATCTTTATTTGTTGCTAAATCTCTTCCGTATGTATCAGAGTTAGCAATATCGGGAGCTAGATCTCTAACTAAAGAATTCAAGTCAGCCAAAGTAAATTCCATACCACCATGTGATTGTATAACAACCTCATCATCTTTTTTACTCCCTTGAAAAGCATAATCTTTAATCACTTTTTCTACATAGTCAAGTATAGCATCATTAATAAGACCCTGACCTTTTCCTGTTTTACTAACTACTTTAGTACCTAAAAGTTTTCTTAGTTCTATTTCAATACTACCAACTAAAGATCTTTGTGTTGCATTAAGTTCTTTATTTTCTGTTATTGCATAAAGACCCTCAAAAGTTTCTAAAAATCTTTCAAAGTTTAATACATAATTTATATACTTAGGATCTGATAAATTTTTTGGATCAGTAACATATTCTGAAAATGACTTCATCTGTCTCAGAGCATCTTGCAACAATCTGGTATAAACAGTTGATCTAGCCACAGGACCTTCTGCTCTAGCCACACTTATCATTCCTATTGTACTTGCAATTTGTTCTCTAGCTTCTTCACCTTGTCTATCCATAAAGACATTATTCTGAGCCAAATCAAATGCTTTTTGTTTTTCTATTAATGCAATTTCATATGCTTCAAGTGCACCAGATACTGTACTTAATGCTGGATATTCTGCAGGATCTATTTTTTCTGCAATTCCCTCTAATTCATCTATCTGAGATTCAGTTTTATATATTTGGTCTTCAGCATCCTTTATAACTTGCTCTTCTATTTCTTTTTGTTTGGCAAGGTTATAAGCATCTGGTATAAGCATATCTACCTTATCAATGTTTTGAGTAGTAGCATGATTAGCATGACCATTAAACTTTAATTTATTACCCTTATAACTTGTATGTAAACTAACAAGTGCATCCTCTCCATAAGCCATTTCATAACCCATGTTCTCTACCAAACGTCTTATGATATTTAATTCAAGAGAATCTTGTACGCTTTGAGTCAATAAAGATTCACCGGATACTTGACTATATAAACTATTTTTATCTACTTCAACTTTAACTGTATAGTATGGA